AAGCGCCAGAAGTAGAATCAAATCGAATTACTGCTGGATTATTTATCACTTACTCTCCCGTTCTGTAACCCTTAAATGGATTTACGGGATAAATGTATTTAATTAAATGGATTTATACAAGTAAGAGTTCGGAGTGTCGTATATCTAGGAAGCCACATAGCTTCTCAATCTTGCCGCTGTTGGCGAAGTCGGTCTTGTTAGGAAGGGCCTTTAATTGCCATTCAGGCTCGTTTATAGCCCCTAAGTCGAACTGATAGACCCCTTGTGGGGTAGAGTTGATATAAAGCGTCCTAGCGCCCGTTCTAGCCCTTATATCGGCCAAATAATCCCACTTCTTCTTTTCAATCAAAAGGGTTGGATAATGAGTGCGTCGGCACTTCATCTCGATATAGGCGTCGTTGGTAATGCCGTCAGCTCGGTCGGTTGCCGATAGTGGCGTTAAGTCCGGATAAACGGCTTTAAGCGCCTCAAAGAGTTCAACCTCGCGTAGGTAAATTAGACGTCTTCCTCGCCATCTTCCCATCCGATTTTCCTAATCGGATCTTGTGGGTCGATAACCCAGTCAGGCCAAGAGCTTCGATCCATAGCAAAGGCAAGAGCCAAGCCTTCATCCATCCCATTACGGCGGCAAGTCTCGTAAATCTCTTTGCAAGCAATTGCCCAGAAATCGAGTTTAGTAGGCAACTCTTTAACTGTTCGGCGAGATTTAGCCGTTTTCTTGACTGGCTTCTTAACGCGCTTTCTTGTTGCCACTAGCCCCCACCTTCTTTGATAGGGCTAATTCTAACTGAGACTCCATTTTATCAAGGCGCGACACAATGGGGATATTTTCTAACTTGATTATGTAACGAAGCCCAGCAATTAAAAGAGCGATTGATCCGAGAACGGACGCGACAAAGCCAGCGATGGTATTGGCATCCATTTACTTGACGCGGCCGTAGCGTTCGTAGTTAGGGTTGAGCCAGTTGATAATGCTAGGCAAGACTGATACTAGAGCTGCATTTGCAATTGCATCGACATCCCACCCGACTGCTAGATAAGTCGCTAGGGCTGTTGCTAGGAAGGTCTTGGCCCAACTTTCCGCCATCTTCTTTAAGTCGCTCATTTCTGTCTCCTTCGAGGTCGAACCATTTGCCGTCATTGTCTCCCAAAGTTGTAAAGCTAATATGAAAGTGCGAGCGGTGAGGATTAGCGCCTTTGTATTTGCGGCGCTTCCAACCCAATGTCGGACTCATAATCTTGCCGTCGTAAATAATGTATTTAATGCGCTTATCGCCGCGCTTGGCACACTTACGAATCTTTTCCACCAGCGCATAAGTTTCTTCCGGATGCGCGTTTAGGTTGGCATCTATATCTAAAGCTCTAACGATTCCGTTTGTTGGAATATGGTCAGAAGTGCCTTTGGCAACGTGACGAGCATCAGCCACCCAACCATCAGACTTACGATCGCGGTCAGGATAATCATCGTCTATTTGCTCCCGAAGTTGTTGTCCAGCTTTACACAACTTAGCCAAAAAGCACCTTTACTTCATCGGCAGTTAAACCCAATTTGTTAAGTACCGCAGCTTTTGCCACTTCTCGATTTTCTTGTTCCGTTTTCTTATAATTTTCTAAAGCCACAAAACCATTTTCAAGTTCTTCAATTGTGGGTTTTGAGCTACTTGATTCATTCCATTGCAATTCCAAATCATTTAAAGTCCATTGAGCATTAGGCCTAATAAAATTTAAAACTTCGATTATTTGTGTATGAGTTAGTTTCATTATGCACCAATTTCCATCAAGATTATTGTCGAAGTTGCCGATTCGATTTGAGAATAAAGAGTTCCAGGATCAATTAAATACATTTGTGTTTTGTAAGTTGTTGAACTTGTTGTGCTTGGAGAATCTAAATAAGCTGCTGAAAATACTGTTCCAACTTGTTTTAAATCGGCGTTATTGCTTAATACTATAACTGGAATCCGTGTGTTGTCATAAATAGTAGTCGATCCTCTAACTATTCGATACGCACCGCTGGCGTTTGATCCGCTTCTTGAAACTAAAGTAGGCTGTGTTATTAATACTAAAACTTTTGAAGAAGTTGCACTTGGTGTTATTGATGCAGTTAAACCGCTATCAGTCCAAGTGCTTTGTGTTGATGTGCTGACTTGGGTGCTATAAGTCGCTTGAACAACCTGCAAAACTTTTCCACCGGCGACTGCGGCCCATTTTAATCCGGTGCTTGTTGTGCTGTCAGCCGTCAATACTTGGCCATTTGTCCCAACTGCGAGACGAGCTGGAGTGTCAGCTGCGGTGGCTGAAATTAAATCGCCCTTAGCGTCCAAGATTGTTAATGGATCGACTGAAGACCATACAAAATCCAAATCGGTGTTAGAATTTTTAGATAAAACTTGACCCGTTGTGCCACCTTTGAGATCAACAAAAGAACTATCGATAGAGTTACCAAGAGTCCGCATTGCTGCAGCTCCGTCTTTAACTAAGTCAGTATCGTCTGGCGTTTCCCAGCCGAAATTTGTCGTATTTGCCATTGTTCTCCTTTAGGCGACTATTGTAGCGTTGAGCCAGTCCAATGTAGGGTTAATCGTATTCCAAGTCTCCGTCGCTGGGACTGAGTTCCAACGGAAAGCTTGTAAAGAATAAGCCAGCGGTGACAAGTTTAGGGTGAGTTTTAATGAGTTGAGATTTGCCGTCCAAGTCCATCCCTCAACAAAACCCTGAAATTGTCCATCGACCATATTGGCTGGCAAATTAGTAATATTAAGCGGCTGACCCATAAAAACTGCCAATAAAGCGTCTCTATCAGTATTGTCTATTTCCGGACTGCTAATCGGAAAAGTAATTTGCCGCATTTCGTATTGGGGATAAGCCCGAATTGACAAATAAAAGGCTGCCTGAGCTTCGGCATCAGCTTGATGCCTCAAAGTCGTTGTCACAGCAGAACCCAATTCTCCGTATAAGGCTATTGAATCAGGATCTGAGTCGCTAACTGTTGATTGACTATCCGCATCATAAGCAACAGTTATGGCATTGCGAACGTCACCGGCTCTTTTTGAGATTTGTAATGTTGGTCCAATTGAATGATTTCCATCTAAATCCACATAACCATTGGTCGCAAGATATTGAGATCGATGTGTCGAATCTGCATAACCAATCCGACCTTCTGAATCTTCATAAACATACCCAAGCCCCGAAGTTGCATATAAGGAAACTAGGTTGTAAATCGTGTCGCTTACCGATGCCTGACTATGTAGTTCATAATCACCCGGAGTGTCAATCTCACCATATCCGGAATTTTCGGCATTCGCCCAAGTAACGCTGGCATCGTAAGTGTTCCAAGTTGTCGCTGCAGGTACTTCGCTCCAAGTATCAAAAAGCACTTGTCCAAGAAGAAATGCAATGCGATCACCATCGAACTGATGATTAAGACTGCCGGTATAAACTGTCCGATTTAGTCTCGCCAATGCTCCGACAGCAACGATATTTATACGCTGACTGATTGCTGAAGCCCCAGAATTTTGGACTATAACGTTCAAATCAGTTATGAAACCGCCAAATAAAAAAACATAATTGCCAGATGAATTTTGCACTTCAACAGTCACCGAATCGTTAATTTCGAAAGGTACGGCTGCTTCGTTCGTCTCAATTAATGTCAAATTGCAATATCCGGCTAAAGGTTGCGAATAGATACTTGTCCGTCCAGAAGTGATGCTCAAGCCGGAAAGCGTAGTATTCGTTACAGTCGTCCCATTGACCTTGACGCGATATACGGGACTCCAAATTGTCATATTGCCAAAGTACCTAACGATCCGGTACGGAATTCACTTTGATTCAGAGCATCGATTACTGAACGGGTGAAACCTTCGGTGTCAATTGCCGATGGAGCGTTTACATTGATTGTGATGGCAGCAGGCGTAGTTGCCGAGCTATTAGATCCGTTTTGTATAGCATTTGTCAATCCAGTAGTTTGACTTACCACCACACCAGAGCCACCAGCTCCAGCAACGTTATTTTGTCCGTATAAAGGTACGCAATAACTCAAGGTTCTACGAATTTGCTCGCCATAATAGTTGTATTCGACCAAATAAACACCTTGTCCCGATGGACATTCGTTGGAATCTTGAATAATTGTTTCAGACTTCCAAGCCGTATTTCTTCTTTTATTTTCTGTGGCCGCGTCAGTAGCACCGGTATCGCCGACGGGTCGTCCCAATTCATCTACTGCACCCGCGCCCGATACAAAAGCACCGGAAGTCATACCTGAGGAGACAAAAGCACCCGTTGTAAAAGAAGAATTAGAAAATGGATTGATACTGCCAAGCCATTTGCTTAATGGATTATTTTTAATAAAATCTACAACTTTTTTGTATTTATCATACAAATCCTCAAAAAAATTCACTAATTTGCCGACTGCATTAATAACTGTTGTAAGACCGCTAACCATTCCACTAAATGCCAATTTCATAGCTCCAGTTATAAATGGGACTAAGTATGTTTTAACGAAATCCCAAAGAGCCTTAAATTCGTCTTTATTGTCTTCGATTGCTTTTGTGACAGGAGCTAGTTTATTTTTAATCTCCGTCACAGCTGGGCCGACATTGTTCAAGAAATAATTGATTAAATTTGTCAAGATTGGTAATAGTCGAGCGCCGATGGATTCCTTCGCTTCGTCAAAAGCAACAGTCAATCGAGCCATTTTGCCTTGAAAAGTATCCGCTTGAGTTGTTGCCTGACCCTCAAAAGTCTTGGCTAGAGCTTGGGTAACATCGTCAAATGACATCGTTTTAAGTTCATTTGTGGACAGACCTAATCCAAGACGGCCTAGAGCTGCTGTATTGCCTTCATAGGCTTTTGCCAAAGCATTACTGACAGTTTCTAATGATTTGCCTGATCCAGCAGCTACATCAAGAGCAATCTTTTGTAAATCTTGGGCTTTTGTTACATTGCCCGTAGCAATCGCAAGGCGCTCAAAAGATGGTCGTAATTGATCGTCAGTTATTCCATAGGCCAATGACAATTTTGAGATTTGTTGCTCGACGGCACTAATCTGAGCTTTAGTTGCGCCGGTTACGTTTTCCAATGTAGCAGCTAATTTTGCTTGAGCCTTCTCATCTTCGATAGCGGACTTGACGCCATCCACCAGAAGCTTTCCAGCATAGGCGGCGGCTGCGGCAGCTGCTACGGCGAAAGCGGCGGCTGCTTTTTTACCAAAATCTCCTAATTTGTCGCCAAAGCCAGATACTTCCGCTTCGCCTTGACCCAATTTCTTTTTAAGGTCATCAACGTCGGCGAGAATCGATAATTTAAGCGTTCTACTTCCAGCCATTCTTTAACCCCATTTCTTGAGAATGGTATCGAAAGCTTCTTCCCATTTACGGACTAATTCAGGCTGAATCTTGCGAAGTGTCGGGTAAATGAAATAGCCAGAGTTTCCTCGACCTTTGTTGGAAGTGCGTCTAGGGAACTGAGGGAAACGATTAGATCCGAATTCGTAACCTGCCCAGAGCTTTTGAGTTGTTCCACCACCAGAAAAGCGTTGAGATGCGAATCCGTAAGAGAACTCGCCAATCTTGGATGATTTGCTAATCCTAACGCCATCTGCGATGCGATTGACAGCGGCCTGTCCGAATGTTCGTGTGATTGAGTAGGCGCGAATTTCATTGGCGGCGTAAAGCGCGAGTGCGCTTGATTGTGTTCTGGCTTTATCAATTGCGGCCGCATCCATAGCCTTGAAAGCTTGAAGGATACCGCGTAACTCAGAGCGATCATAAGTAATCGTCTCATTGGCCACCGCGTCTCTCCTTCAATATATCCAAAGCCGTTAAGACGTCATCTGCATCCGTCCAACAAGACTTTGGGATTCCAGTCTCAATCGCCAAAAGCATCAATAAATAATTTATGCTTCCAGCGCTGTGGCTTTTGGGTCTTGATTGACCACATCGACATCTGCGACTGTATCCATCCAGACTTCAAAAGATTTGACGGGCTTACCAGCAGCTTCTCGTTTCATTGCGTTATATGCCAAGAACATAATGTCCCAGACACCGCCGAGTTCGCCGATTGATTTGCCTGTCGCCTTTTCCCATTTTGCGTACTCGGGCGGTTGGGCTACATAAGTGGCTTGATCGCCCGAGTTATATGTAATTGTGATTTGTGACTTCATTGCTCCCGATGCTCCGATCTCTTAGCTGAAGGTTTCTGTTGGAGTTCCAACGACTGTCAAAGTCCAAGTATCAGTTAAAGCTCCTGGAGCTGCTCCACCGGCTGATGGAAATACTGGAAGGACATTGAAAGCGAAAACTGCGCCAGTAACAGCCGTGAAACTGACTGCAAGTGTGGTGTTAGGTGCTGATTCCGCATCAGCCCACATTGCCTCAAATAGTGAGCTAGCCGCTCCCCAATCTTGAAGCAATTCAATTGTGAAAGTCCATTGCTTATCTACGGACTTGTATGCGCGACCATCGAGAGTTTGATATGTCTCGATAATGGTTTCGCAGGAAAGAGTCGCGGAAGTCGCCTGAGCATCGTAGGACGATGAGTCCAACGTGAAAGTGACATCGCGGCCAGTAATTACTGTCGTTGCCATTTGTTCTCCT